GGAGAATATGCTGAAAATGCAGGAGTGCTACGAAAAGGGGCTTTTGCCCGATGCAAAGACCTTTGAGCAAATGGTTGATGAACTGAAAAATTAGGAAAACAAAAAGAACAATGGAAACAATGGAAAAAGAACACAGGGAAAAAATGATTGAAATGGCAATACTGCTATCAACGCTGGCAACGCTGGTGGTAATGTTCGTAATGGTTTTCGGGGTTGTAATGCTGGCGATGCGATGAACCTCTCCGAGATAATCCCCCTTGTCGTGGTTTTTGCGATGTACACATCCGCGGTTGTTGGTGCAGTTTGGCTGGTGGTTTGGGGGATTAAAAAACTGCTGAAAATAAGAAACAACAAAACATGAAAAACATGAACACAACATTAGAAATTCCCGAAGGCAGCAAGGCTGTAATATCGGGAAAGGTTATTAACGGCAAAAATTACCTTGTCGTTGAGGTGGGGCAGGAACCCGAATTGAAAGAGGGGGATTTGGCTATATTTTGGAATGACAACACAGAAGATGCGATTATATCCGTTTGCAAAAGGCTTGATGACAATGGTCGTTACGTTGACCATTTGGGTTTGTGCTGGGATAACGCCCTCAAATGGGATGGCACAAAGGGGCAGTATGAAAAAGTGCTAAGGGGCGAAATTTAATTTTTCAATGCAAATTCAAAGTATAACTTAAAATATGAGAACAATGGATGAATGGATTGAACAAAGAGTTAAAATGATAGCAGAGGGTTTTTCTTTAGACCAAATCCAAAGAGAATGTTGGGACTATTGTCACAGGGAGTTTCTTGGAATATTAAATTTAGAGGCAACCATATACCAAAGTATGCAGTTGTATGCTGAAGTTGTCAAGAGGAGTGGTGTTTAGTGCTATTAAAATAAAAAAATCACGAAATTAACAGAAAATTTTAATTTGATTAAACGTATTGCAGAAATTATGAAAAACAAAGAATTTAATTCCCTCGCAACTAAGTGTGGATTTGAAAACTACACATCTATGCTAAAGTCTATGGAAACACATGGTATAACCATAGTAGAGGTAGACACGCTTTTAACTAATTCAAAAGATACGATGGTATCAAAAATAAAGCAACGCATAGAATCCGAATACAACAAGCACACCGATTTGGACTGGGCGGAGATTGCGGCACGGAAAATATATGCGGAAATAATTGAAGATAAGAAACAATGACAACAAAAATCTACAACATAAAGTCAATGGACAAAATAAGGGTATTGACAACAGACGGCAGGTTGTTCAGCCTTCTGCGGATTGGGGAAAGCGTGAAAGACGGCTCCAATAAAATAACCTGCTCAAACAAAGACGGGGAACCGGTGGAATTGACCATTGGAGATATTTCCTTTGTTTTCGGGCATTACAAGCTATCAGGGCTTGAGGTGGACACAAAGTATGGCAGACGGATGAAGGTCGTTTGTATAGGCGAAAACGGCACGGAAACGGGCTGTAACAAGGTTGTTTGCTCGGTGGGCAGGGAAACCGAGGACATAACCTTTCAGGATGTGGAAAGGGTGTATGGGGTGTACAACTTTTTCAACTTCAAAAAAGGAACATTAGGGTAAAAACAAAACAAAAAAGGTAAGGAATGATTGAGATTGTAAAGGAACAAAGAGAGGAAGCAATGGCATTTGAACGGATCGGGGCAACATACAAATTGCCCGTTACGTTTGTGGCGATTGGAGAGGTTATTTGTATAAGGGGAAAACACTATACGCCATTCCCAAGGCCAAAGGGCGTGAGGGATTGTTTGGGTTGTGCGCTTAGGGATGAGAACTGCGTCAAGATTCAATGCTCAAAGTTTGATAGGAAAGACGGAATATCCGTGTTTTTCAAAAGGGTGTACTGATGGACAAGGATGACGAACTTGTAAGGTTGCGCATTGACGTGAAAACCGAGATTCTGGTAAAGCCAGAAAATGCGACAAGGGAGTATGCGGAAGCCTATAAAAAGAGGCTGCTCAAAAAGGGCGCAAGAATGAGAACCTACAAGGCCGAAATTGTGGAAATGTTCGGCTATATGCGATCCATTGATTTCCGCTTTGGGTCTTATGAGGATTTGGAGCGTATGGAGGATTTGTCGGAGCGTATAAAAATGGGCATTGATAAAGACTGAAAATCAAGTTGTTAATATACGAAAACAGGTATTACAGCGTATGCCATTTTATTCACTATTAACCATTAAAAATTTACAAAATGACAGAAAAAAAGATTCTTAGAGGAATGGATGAGATCGCAAAATTTTTGCGGTGCAGTAAAACCGTGGCCAAAAGGCTATGTGAGGAAAAAAAGATTCCGGCATTTCGCATTGGGTCGATGCACTATGCCGATTCTGAACGGCTGAGCGCCTACATAAACAGCCTTAACGGAGATAGGTTATGAACCCCAAAAAGCGAGCATGAGCGGAGTGGAAGACGTATTGATGAAAAATGAAAAAAAGCCCCTGGGGCGGGGCAGAAAAAACAGTGAGTTTTTTTGGCGAGTGTTACAAAGATACAAATAAATCTGATACAAACAAAAATATTCTTTCGGTACTGAAAAATTAAAACTATCATTGAAAATCAGCAACATACGCCGCTTTTGGTTGTAAAGTTGGCAAAAAACTTGCGTATGTGCGAAAAAATGAGTAAACTACATATAGGGCCATTGTGTAAAATGACACTTTTTTAACACAGGCGAAAACTTAAAACAATCATATTGCAAGGCGTGGCTTTCGACAGAGATAAACTATATCAACAGGCAAAAACCGCAATAACGGAAAATAACCTTTTCTTTATTGAGGATATTGTTGCATTCATTCCCTGCGCCAAGCAGACCTTCTATGATTATTTCCCCGTTGGGTCTGACGAAATGGACGACCTAAAAGGCCTATTGGAGAAAAACAAGATTCGCACCAAATCCGCAATACGGGCAAAGCTGTACAAGTCCCCAAAGGCATCCGAGCTTTTGGCACTTTACAGGCTTATCTGCACACCAGAGGAGCGGAAGATGCTGAACCAAAACTATATTGAATTAACAGGCAAAGATGGCAAAGACCTTTTGCCGAAGATAGAGATAGAGGTGGTAAATGGGGAAAGTTAGGGTAAAGACAACGAACGTATTTCAAAGGCTGGAAGAAGCGTCAAGGGACTTTTCCGTGATTTCGGCACAAGGGGGTTCGCGATCGGGAAAGACGTACAACATTGTCCTTTGGCTCGTTCAGCGGCTTCTGTTAAATCAGGAAACCTCATGCTCAATTGTCAGAGCCACCCTACCCGCTTTGAAGGGTTCCGTATTGAGGGACTTCAAAGACATTCTTTTGCGTATGGAATTGTGGGATGATTCGGCATTTAACAAATCGGACTTGATTTACACCCTGCCCAACAAGAGCTGGTTTGAGTTTTTCTCTACCGATAGCGAGGAGAAGTTAAGGGGGCGGAAACGTGATATCCTCTTTGTCAATGAAGCGAATGAATTAACCTTTATCGAGTGGCAGCAGTTGCAGATGCGTACCACCCAATTAGCGATTTTGGACTATAATCCAAGCTTTACCGATGAGCATTGGATAAGCAAATTGAATAAGGATGAAAAGACGTTCCACTTTATAACCACCTACAAGGACAACCCGTTTCTGGAGCAAAGGATCATTGAACAGATAGAGGATTTGAGGGACAAGAACCGCTCCTTGTGGACAATCTACGGACAGGGTCAGCAATCGATGGTCGATGGGCTCATCTTTACAAACTGGTCATTGGTGGAACAGATTCCCCCAACGATCCGCAAGCGTTACATAGGGCTGGACTTCGGATTTTCAAACCACCCCTCGGCAGCAGTCCTTGTAGGGTTGGACATAGAGGCAAGAGCGTTATATCTCCATGAGCTGTTCTATGCAACCCATATGCTGACCGACAATCTGATTGATGCACTGGCTCCCTATCGTGAGGAGATTGTTTCCGAGAGTGCCGATCCCCGACTGATTGCCGAGTTGCGGAACGCAGGGCTTTGGGTAACCCCTGTCAGCAAGCCCTCCGGGAGTGTACAGGCAGGGATAACAAAGATGCAGACACTTGACATACATATCACACAGAGCAGCCACAATGTAATACGGGAGATAAAGAACTACGTCTGGGAGCAGAATAAGGATGGCGGGTTTGTCAACCAGCCAGTGAAGGATTTTGACCACGCTATGGATGCCGTGCGGTATGTGGTGTATGAAAAGACACTTGGGCGCAATGTGGGGCCGATAAGCAAGGATGATTTAGGACTATAAAGAATAAAGTAGAAGCCATGTCAATAGAGATAAACAGCGTAATAAAGGTATTGAAGAACGAGCTGAACGCAGCTTTGGGTCGCAAGCAGGAATTGGTTGAACTATTGAGCGAGGCCGATTTGACCCGTGCCAAAGACCGATTGGAGAACTTCGATGACCGCATAAGCACGGCTCTTTCGCAGTACGATCCAACGCTACACAATGCGGCCAACCGCCCCGACAAGAAAAGAAAGGGTAAGGAGCCGAAGAAAACGGCAAAACTACCGATTCCTTTTCAGCGGATGATAAACCAGCAAGCAACGGCATTTCTCTTTGGCGAGCAGGGAACATTCTCCAATCAAACGGAAGAGGCAGACGAGGCTTTTGTGGCCTTCATGGGGATTATCAAAGACACCCGTTTCCACAGTACCATAAGGGAGGCAAAGACCCTCGCTGGGGCGGAAACCATCTCTGCCAAGCTGTATCACCTATACCTTGACGATGGTGGAAACATAGCCTTAAAAACAAAGGTTCTGGCCTATTCAAAAGGCGACCACTTATACTACAAGAAAGACGAGTTCGGGAAACTGATAGTCTTTGGGCGGTATTACGAAACAACCAACAACGACAAGACAATAGAGAAACACTTTGATGTTTACACCAGCGAGCAGATTTACAGGGGCAGGGCTTCGGGCATAGGCTGGAAGGTGGATGTTGAAACAAACTTCATCGGTAAGATTCCCGTCATTATCTACGAGCAACCCGTTGAGTGGGATGGCGTTCAGCCGCTCATTGAAAGGCGTGAGGAGATACAATGCAAGGATGCCGATGTGAACGACTATTTCGCTGACCCCAAACTGGTCGGAGAGGGAATTATAAAAGGACTACCCGATTCCGAGGACACGGGAGCGGTCATACAGGTGCAGAATGGCGGAAAAGTGGCGTATTTAACCTATGACACGGCCCCGGAGAACAGAACCAACGAGTATCACACTCTGGAAAGATTAATTTACGGAATGACCTTTTCGGCTGACATAAGCTTTGATTCCATAAAGAGCATGAGTGTACCAAGTGGCAAGGCCTGGCAGTATGTGTTCATGGCTCCTTTGTTAAAGGCAAAAAACCACCAGGATAGATACGGGGAGCTGATAGACCGTGAAATTAACCTTGTAAAGGCCGTAATGAAGGTGTTGTTCCCAAAGCTGGATTCAGACGGGAAGATTGACCTTTTGGATATAAGCTATGAGTTCGCTTCCCCGATGCCCGATGATGTGCTTGATGACTTGACAAATATAAAAACCGCAGTAGAGGCGGGAGTGTTGAGCATTGAGGGCGGAGTACGTCAGAACCCGCTGGTGGAAAATCACGGGCTGGAGTTGGAACGTTTGGCACAGGAGAAGGCGCAGGAGCAGCAACGACAGCAGAATTTACGATTGATGGACATAACCGAACCGACATTCTAATATGAACTGGCACGACAGAAAAGCAAGGGCAGCGGCCAACAAGCTGGCACGACAGATAGACGAGCTGTATGTGAAGTACAGCCGTATGCTTATTGCCTTGGGTGCAAAGCATGAGGTTAATGATGCGATATTCTCTTTCAAGAGTGTTGGCGCACGTTTGGAGGTGGAATCCATTCTGAGCGATTTCAGGGCCGACTTGATGGCCTTGTACACAGGTGGAGTAAGTGTTGCCGTTGGCATATCGGAAATGAAAAGCAAGGCATTGTTGAAGGCCGTTGGAGCCACGGGTAAACTTTCCGACAGAATGATAACCCCCAATTCCATTCTTCACGGGGAAAGGCTTTCCACACGAGTATGGAAACTTGGCGAGGGACTAAGGGAACAAATGGAGCTTATCCTTGACACGGGAATCCGTGAGGGCAAGGGAGCCGCAGCGATAGCCAAAGATTTAAGGAAGTACCTGAACGAGCCTGACAGGTTATACAGAAGGGTAAGGGATAATCACGGGGAATTGAAGTTAAGCAGGGCAGCAAAGGACTACCACCCCGGAGCAGGAGTATACAGAAGCTCGCACCAGAACGCCATGCGCCTTGCAAGAACGTCAATGAACAGGGCTTATCACAAGGCAGACCATGATCGCTGGGGGCAGATGAATTTCGTTGTCGGGATAAAGGTTCAACGTGGAAGTTCGTACCCTTGTCCCCTGTGTGATTCAATGGTTGGGGAGTACCCGAAGGACTTTACGTTCCTCGGCTGGCATCCAAACTGCCTGTGTGTAGCCACCCCGATTATCTCGGATGCCCCGTTAGGAGAGGAGCAGTACGCAACAAACAGGGTTGAAACACCCGAACCGTTCAATAGGTGGGTAAGGGAAAACAGGGAGCGGATATCACAGGCAGCGACAAGGGAAACGATGCCGTGGTTTATTTTGGAGAACAAGAAATACTTTGACATGGTGTATTGATGAAGAATGGGTTAAGGCTAATATGGTATTACATTGAAACAAGGTATGCAAAATTGCTGCGTATGCTTGGCGTTAAGCGTAACACATCCGTAATTCCAGAGGGCTTATATTGCTATGTGCCGGATGACAAGCGCAACAAGATAGAGCCGCTTGAAAACGGCTATTGGGTAAAACCCTGTAAATATTACAGGAGCACACCGAAAACTGGCGGCATTGCGTGTACGTATATTGGATATTACGGGTTTGACCCCTGCCTGTATGACCAGTGCAAAATATGTGGGGAAAACGATGGAATAAACGAATCAGAGCTGGCCAGCCAATGAAGTTGCATTACTACATAAAAGGAAAGGACATCCCGATTTACAAGGGGAAACTATATATAGTAGCAAGCAACGACTACGAAAAGGTATGCACCCTTATCCCGAATTTTGAGGAGATAAGCAAAGGCGAATTGTACGGACATACGCTTTTGGTGAGTTACAAAGGAGTGGAGAGCATATTCATTGTCTTGAACTTTGACCATGAATACGAAAAGATGACCTACGGGGTCATTGTCCATGAACTGCGCCATGCGGCCGACATTTTGGCCAAGCAGCGGGATTTGAACACAGGCTTTGAGAACACCGAGAACAACGCATATATAATGGAATGGATGGCAAATACGGTGTTTACCGAATTGATACGTTGGGGGTTTGTTCCCAACAAGAAGAAGTAATTTTTTTTGAATATAGATAGGGCATTATGCCCCAAACAGAAAATCGGAAAAACCGAATTTGATAATAACCAAAAAAGAACAAAGAAATGGAAGAAAAAATCTACCAAAAAATTAATGAGGGGTTAGGAAAAACCGCCCTGTCCGAGAGGACTATCAGGAGTAAGGCAGCACGACTGGCAGCGAAAATCAAAACTGACGAGGAACTGACGGAAGACGTTTTGTCTGATGCGGTGGAGGACTTACGGGTACTTGCCGGGCAGCTTGACCATGACGTGGCCGAGAAAGTTAAAATAGAAGCGGAAAGAAAGGCAGCCGAGCTTGTGAAATCAAAGAATAAGCAGGAAAAACCTGATGAACCCAATGGAAAGACCATTACCGAGGATGAATCACCCCCGTCATGGTTTGTATCGTACAAGGAGCAGCAAGAGAAGATATGGACAGAAAAACTGTCCGAAGTAGAGAAAAAGGCAATGGCATTTACCGAGCACCAAAAACGGGAAAAGCTCAACCAGTTTCTACGTTCCGAAGCAAAGCGACTTGGTGTACCTGAAAGCCACTTGGTAGGCATGAAACCCGTGGAGAGCGAGGATGAAGCCCGTGAGATACTGGCAGCCAAAAAGGAAGCCATTGTCAAGGAGGGAATCGGCTCCCAGGGTGTAGGAGCTTCCGAGGGGAAAAAGGATCGTGATCCATTTGCCGAGGTAGCAAAGGCCGAAACCGAAAAGCTGGCGGCAAGTAGTGATTCAAAGAAATGAGTATTAACTAAAAACAGAAATTATTATGGCAGCAGGAATAACTTATGATGCCAGCACTTTCGAAGCAGCCGAAGAACTGTACAACGTGAAATCGGGGTACAGGATGGCCGGAGGTGCTAATCTCTATGTTACCGACTTGTCGGCACAGGAGAAAATCCCCCCTCTGACACCGCTTTATGTGGTAGCAGATAATACCTACGCAGGGGTTAAAAATGCGTATGTGGTAAGAAACGCAAGGGTACAGGCCGATTTTACGGCAAACGGCTCACTTGCAAAAATCCAAATCGAGAAGGGCAGTTTTTGGAACGTAGGCGACAAAATCGCTTTTAACGAATCCAACTATGGAACAATCAAGGCTATTGTAACAACCAATGCCAATTATGACGAGGTGGAATTTGAAGCAGCTATCCCCTCAGGACGCGAATTCTCGAAAGGCGATGTTCTTTCCCCTGTAAAAGTAACCAAAGGAGTAGGCTCGACAACCGTAACCACCGCTCACCAGGCCGTTGTTTATGAGGCAGAAGTCTATAGCTCAGCTGATATCATTTCCTTGAAGATTGTCAAGGGAAGCGGCATTGTAGTTCCCGCAGAAGGAACATTGACCGTGAAACTTGCAGGAAACGACATCGTTATCAGCGTCTTAACGCCAGGCGGGGAAAACGATGCCTTCGACACCATTACCATAACAGGTATTAAGTATTCCGTTCCTCTGGGAGCGGTTCTTAGCTGGGAAACCAGCGTAACCACCCCCAACCCCGACACCTTCGTTGCCGAGCGCACAGCCAACTTTTTGGCTTATGCACCTGTAAAGGTTGAGGCAGGGGCAAGTGTTACTCTCTTGGGGCGTGCCTTTGAGATTGATGAGGACAAGTTGTACATCCCCGTTACCGATGCTGACAAGGCATCTCTGGGCGACAGGTTTATGTTTATTTAATGATAGGAGGAAAAAGAAATGTCACTAACTATTGAATCATTATTGAAAGAACCTGCAAAAGTACAAGCAGTCATTGACCGTCTTGGAGTACAGCTCCGTGGCGAGGATAACATCGTTTGGAAGAATTATCTTGACCCCAAACGTGCAAACCCTGATGGAACCTTCAAAACCTATTCCGGAACAGCTACTGGTGTGTTCGCTGGCTCTATCATAGACAAGAATGCCGGGAAGCCCTTACATAAAAGACGTGGCATGAAATACGGCTATGGCGAAGTAGCCTATCTGGGAGATAAATTCCAGATGGACAACGACCGCCTTTCCGAGCTTCAGGTATTGATTGATACGTTTAACGAAAAGGGCGATGCCGCTACCGTGAACGAAATCGTGAACTTCCTTGTTGACGACTACCGTGAATGTGTACTGGCTCCCCACAAACGTATGGACTTGATGCTTCTTGACCTGATGTTCAAGGGCGAGAGCGAAATCAGCACAACCATCGGCAAGGACAGGGTAAAAATCAACAAGATTAAACTGCCCTTGGAAGAAGCCGATGCCAACGATGAGGATACCTTCCCGACAGACCTGTTGCTGACATTTTTGGATGACACAATCAGCGGATGGCGTTCCAAGGGCCGTGATGCCTCCATCCTTCAGATGAACCGTGCAACATTCAACCTTCTGGCAGCCAGCAAAGACTTCAGCGAAAACTTCGTTGTCAAGTTCGGTAGCTATGAGCGTACAGGAATGATTACCCCCGAAATGGGTAACGCACTTCTGGAGGCCGTGGCAATGCCTTTCAGAATCAAAGTCATCAACGAGTACATCGAGGGAACAAGTGTTGTTCCCAACGGGTATATCTCGGCCATCCCCAACGCCAAGTTAGGGAACCTGCGCTGGGTAAAACCCTACGAGCTGGTAGACAAGATTCCGGGCAAGAACTACACCGAGCTGGATTATGGCCATTACATAGCCTCCTCACGTGATGAGGAAGGCCGCTATATGGAATATGGCGCAGCTATGATCGTTGATATTGACAAGCCCGACCGTATGGGTTTGATAAAAATATCCGCAGATTAAAGGAGGTAAGCGATGAAAACTTGTGATGCTATAAAATATGAAGTTGGCCCGTTCGGGGTTGACCAGAACGAGATACTCTGGGAGTGTGAGAAGCTGGGCTTGGATGCCGAAGCGGTGGCCGTGAAGGAGCAGGTGGCAAAGGTGGCGATAAACCTCCTTGTAAAGCAACTTTCCTTCTCCTCGGCAGCGAACAACGGTATGAGTGAGAGCTACAACGAAAGGGGTATCAGGGCGAGGATTTCGGCCCTTGCACGGGAAAACCAAATAGAAGTAGCTGACGAGTTCAACGCACCGATAATAGACACATACAACGATTGGTAAGGTAATGATACGATTTCCCTACAAGATAGTGATAACCAAAGCTGGCGAGGCCGGGATGGATGACGATGGAAACTATGTTACCACCGCACCAACGACCATATTGGAGAGTGAGTGCAACCGTGTACAGGGCAAGGTGGAGGAACGACAGACGGCAAGCGGGGAAGTTTATGTCCCTACGTGCAAGGTCATTCTGCCGAGCCACACAAGCGATGCGCAGCTTCTTTCAAGCCTCGGATGTCAGGCGGTTATCACAAACGCAAGCGGAGTGGTGGTGCATACGGGCGTGGTAAAGGATTACTACGTCAGCGGGCAGACTTTTGAAAGCAGGAGTTTATGGCTATAAAGTGGACAAATCCCAATATCCTGACCATTATCCGTCAACAGGCGGAGGATGAATACGACCGCAAGGCCGTTGAGTTCCTCTCAAAGGTAGGCGAGATGGCGTGTGCCAAAGCACGACAGCTTGGCACGTACACCAACAGGACAGGACATTTGAGGAACTCCATAAGCTATCTCGTGCTTCAAAACGGTGCAATCAAGGTGGATGCCTTCGGACATACCGTACCGATGAAGGAATCACAGAAGTATGCACGTGAGATGGCCAAAAAGTACCCGACAGGCACGATTCTACTCTGGGCGACTGGAAAGGAATATGCCAAGTATGTAGAGGCGAAGAACTATGATGTACTTGCAGGGAGCGGAAATTACATAGATGCGATTAGCGATTCCCTTGTAGCGGAATTTGTGAATTACCTAAAAAAGTAAAGCAAGGAGGATACCATGAAAATGAGTGAGGGCGAAATAACGACAACCGTCTTTAAGGATTTGAAGGACATACTGGAAGATTTGAACCTGACGATACCTGTTTTCAAAACAGCGTTTCCGAAAGGGCAAAGCGGAGAGTATGTCGTTGTCGGGACAATCGGCAATACGCTGATAGGCGAGCAGGTGGCGACAGTAAATGTCAATATCTACGTACCCGACAAGCTGCTGACCATCAACGGGGTTTCCCAACGTGTAAGGGACAATGCACGGATAGACAGCCTTACCGAATCGCTTCTCGGTGTGATAGACAATTACACGGGGGAGAATTCCGAGGGTGGCTGGTATCGCTATTACAAAACCAATCATAGTGTTTTAAGCGAGGAGGAGATAAACTACTCTTTCTCTAATATACAATTAACATTCAAAAACAATTAGAATGGCAACAGACAATGTACACTTGGCAGGTGTCAAGGCACTTCATATAACAGATTTAACAAATCTGACAAATTTGAAGACCAACACCGCAGGGGCATACAAAGTGAAGAATCCCGCAGGGGATAGCTTTACCGTAAACCCCTCCGCACCTGCCTTTAATGAGAAATTCCGTGAGAACCAAGCCTATCCCGCCATTATCCTGAAAGACCCGAAATCAGGAAGGGTGGAAAGTTTGGCATGGGAGATACTGGACTGGGATGACACCACCGTTGAACTCTACTTGGGTGGTGCATCAGCAACAGACGATGTATGGAAGGCTTCACAGGAATCCTACTATGCCGAGAAATCGGTACGTATTGATTTCGTTACAGGATGGAGCTGGATCATACCGAAGATGATAATCGCAGCAGCCCCCGGTGGGGATGCAAGTGCTAATGGAAATGTAACAATACAGGCAGTAGGAAAGATCGTTTCCGATGGGACTAATCCCCCGTTGCAAAGGATCAAAACACCCGTAGCCGCTGAATAAAGGAGGTAGAATATGGCAACAGATAACATACACATAGCCGGAGTAAAGGCTATCTACATGACAGACGTGAAAGATACTCCGATGGCAGTCAATAAGTTCTATCCTTCCTTGAAGGTCAAGAATCCTGCAGGAGATACCATTACGGTAAACCCCGTGGCAGCCGCTTTCAACGAGAGGTTCAGGGAAAACGAGAGTTACCCTGCATTCATTCTGAAAGACCCAAAGAGCGGGCGCATAGACACCCTTACATGGGATGTCCTTGATTGGGATGACACTTCGGTAGCCTTGTATTTGGGAAGTGGAACAGGAACGGGAGCCGATGTTTGGATGGCTCCTACGGATTCCTATTGTGCCGAAAAGACTGTGAGGATTGACTTCCTGACAGGCTGGACATGGTATTTCCCAAGATTAAAGATTGCAGCCGCCCCGGGCGGTGATGGCAGCGCAGCAGGTAGTGTGAACCTTCAGGTTGTGGCAAAGGTACAACCCTTAGGGGAGCTGGAGCCTTTCCAAAGGATTGCGACACCTGCTCTGGCAGAAGAACCATCTACAGGAGGTTAATTTTCGGGTGTGCGGGGCCACCCTTATCAGCCCGCCCAACCCTGCCGGGAGAAAGTCCCTTTATGTGGGCGACCACAGGCAGGGTTCAAAGCAGGGGAAAAACCCCGAATAAAGAACCAAAGGCAAGAACCAAAAAATGGTTATGAAGAATGAAAAAATCATAGAAAGAGCTGAACAAGCGATCATTGAAAGTCCGTTGGAGTTTGAAATAGAGAAAATCAACGGCAAGAAGGAGAGGCTGTGGATTTACCCGTTTTCGGCAGGCAGGCTGATAAAAGCAGCGGGCTTGATTCGCAGGATGAAACTTACTGCCGAGGCATTGACGGGGGATAAGCCTTTTGATGAGATGTTACGGGTAGCCGAGGACTGTACCGAGGATATGATGGAGCTGATTGCCCTTGCAACACTTCGGGACAAGCAGGACATGGAAAAGCTGGAAGAGCGGAAAGATATGTTGATGTGGAGCCCAACGATGACCCAAGTGGCACAGGCGAATCTCTTGCAGGTTATAGTAATGCAATGCTTCTATGCGGATTTTGTGATGGCTTTCAAGTTGGTAAAAATGCTGCCGGAGATAGTTTCCCAGAGAACGAAGATAGCAGACTTGAAAGCGAAAGAAACACCTATGGCGGACAGACCTTCTGGGGATTCGCGCAAGGTGTTATAACATCTGGCTTATGTACCTATCATGAGCTTCTTTGGGAATTGAGCTGGGTAAATGTGGAGATGATGATCCGTGATGCCGTGAGGACTGATTACAAGAAAGAGAAAGAGGGGGGCAGCACGACAATGAGTGAGGATGAGGTAATGAAAATGCTTGGATAAAAAAGGGAACAATGATACATCTAACGGCAAAGGTTGATAATGCGGAGGCAAAACGCAAATTCGAGGAGCTTGAAACATCTGCAAGAAATTCCATTCGTGGAATAGAAACAGAATCAAAGGGCATGGAGCGGTCAATGGGTAATCTCGCAAAGGGGATTGCCGCTATTGGTGGTACTGCCGCCATGACGGGGCTTGTCAAAAAGATGGTAGAGGTTAGGGGCGAGTTCCAGCAATTAAGTATTGCCTTTGAAACGATGTTGGGGAGCAAGGAAAAGGCGGATAACCTAATGAAGGAAGCCGTGGCCTTTGCCGCCAAAACACCCTTTACCCTTACCGATGTGGCAAGTAACATCAAACAGTTGATGGCCATGGGTGTTGCCGTTGAAGATGTCATGGAAACCATGAAGTCTTTGGGCGATGTGGCCGCAGGTGTAAGTGTTCCCATTTCAAGGGTTGCGATAAACTACGGGCAGGTCTTGACGATGGGTAAACTGCAAGGCCGTGAATTGCGGGATTTCGCTATAGCGGGTATTCCATTGGTTGATGAGCTGGCAAAGAACCTGGGCGTTGCAAAGGATGAGGTACAGGGGCTTGTTTCGGCAGGCAGGGTCATGGCCTCTGATGTTACCCAGGCTTTCAAGACGATGACTTCCGAAGGCGGCAGGTTCTACAACCTTATGGAGAAGCAGAACGAGTCCGTAACGGGGCAGATTTCCAACTTGAAAGACAGGATAGAAGTCATGTTCAATGAGATGGGAACGGCCTCCGAGGGGGCGATATATGGAGTGATAAAAGGTGCTGCATATCTTGTTGAACATTACAAGGGCATAGCCGACATTTTAGTTCCTCTTATAGCGACATTCGGGGCATACAAGGTAGCGTTGATTGCCGTTGCCGCAGCACAAAGTGCCGTTGTTTCGGCAAAGTCCATTTCAGCGTTTTTCTCTTTGGCAAAAAGTATCCACTCGGCAAAGGATGCGATGTTGCTTCTGAATATGTCGATGAACGCAAGCACAATCGGCCTTGTGGTGGCTGCTATTGCAGCACTTGCCACAACGACCACGATACTTATCCGCAGGTCAAACGAGGCGGCAGAGGCCGCAAACAGGGCAAAGAAAGCCTTTAATGAGGAAACAGCCGGGTTGCGCTCCCTAATAGAGATTCTCAACGATTCAAATTTGTCGTATGAGGCACGAAAAGACGCACTTGAAAAAATACAGAAGATTGTCCCTGCGTACCACGCATCATTGACCGAAGAAGGGAGGTTGATAGACAACAACACCGCTGCTCTTGATAAATACCTTGAAAAACGGCAGAAGGACATAACGCTGAAAGCCCTGTATGAGGACTTGGACAAAGCCACAGCGAAAAGAGATGCGTACATAAACCTAAATAAACCCGCAATCATTGAATGGTTGGAGGCAAAAGTGGGTACACCCGAAACCGCAGAGCGATATTTAGAAGAGTTGCAGGCCGCAGTAGATGAAAAGATGAAGAAAATATCAGACTTTCTAAGCAAGGGTGAGGATGCAAGCATATTGGGGCCATTTCTGCCTGAAGGTTTTGACAAGGAGTTAGGGAGAATCAAAGAGGCAGGGGACTTGATAAAACAGGCACGGGAAAATGTGGCTGATTTGAACAACGAGTTAAGCAGGATAAAGTCAAGCCCCGAACAATACCAAAATGCCGAAAAGTGGGCCGCTGCGATTAAAGAGGCCGAAACCAACCTGAAAAACGCACAAGAAACGCTGGAAACCCTAACGGGAACATCACAAAAAGAGACTGATGAAAGGCAAAAAACCCAGCAGGAGTATAACGACTGGCTTGTAGAATCTTCCTCAAAGGCTAATGAAAAACTGGTAAATCTACAGCTTCAGGCCGAGAGAGACCGGGTTGATGCCATGGCCGAAGGAGCCTCCAAGCGCAAGGCTCAGTTCTCTTTGGAACAAAAGGAAGCCATTATAGAGATGCAGCGATATGTAAGGAATGTGCTCAATGAACAGGCGAAGCTGGAAAAGAACAAAGGAATGTCCATTGGATACGGAACCTTTGAAGTCGGGGCCGATGGAACCCTTGCATATAAGCTGGCAGAAAGCGGATTAACCTTAACCCCTGAACAGCAGAACGTAATAAATGAGATGGTTCGTAAGTTCAATCAGGACATCGTTGACACGTGGGTTACTGAGGTTACCGATCTTGACATTGATTCCGGATACAATCTTGCCGACAAACTTCTGGAACAGTTGGATGAAGAAATGATTTCCGGGCTTGAAAAGGGAGGCTTTAACCCCTTGAAACAGCAAGCCTCACTGATTTTTGCCGATATATCAGACCTCTCGGCCGAGATGATACAGAGCATAATCGCTAATGCCGAACAATACCTTGCTTCCAATGACTTACCGGAAGATATAGTTTCAAATTTCAGGGGATACATAGACAAAGCCAATGAGTATTTGGTAGAAAAGAATCCATGGGAGGCTTTAGACATTGCTCAGGAGAGATACAAAAAGGCGCAAGAGGATTTGAAGAACGCAATGGCTACGGGTGATTTTGAGAAACAGCAACAAGCCATTCTCGAGATGTCCAATGCTTTGTCCATTGCAGGAAAGGCTCTTGATGAAATAAATGGCATATATGACGATATGCTGGGTTTATTGGGAGAGGTGGCGCAGGCCATGGGTATGGATAGCGGATTGGCAAGCTCTATTCAAAATCTTGTAAGCGCAGCTTCCAAATTTGCCGGTGAAGCGGTGAAGTCCTTAGGTTTGATTGAAGAGATAGGAGATGCAGCACAAGACGCAACGAAAAAGATAGGGACAGGGGCGGCCACGGGTGCATCAATGGGTGGTTCAATGGGTGGTCTCATAGGCGCTTTTATCGGGTTGGCTATTGCTATCGTTAAGGTTTCAAGTGCCATTGCCGAGGCCGAGGATGCCGCCTCGGAGGAACAGATATCAAGGTATATCGATAAGATCAATGCCAAGGTGGACAGCCTGAAAAGAAACCTGGAGGCCATTGCATCGGCATCCGGCCCGGGTGACGGCTGGTTTACCGAAGATTTCTTCAACAACGTGCAAAGGGCTAATGATGTAGTGGTTCAGGCTATGAAAGACATAACCGGAACGCTTGATGACACCTATAAAAGGTGGAATGAGGTTTTCCAGAGAATGTTCGGCCGTTCCTCTTACAACAAAGGCGGTGGGGAGAACATAAAAAACCTGCTCGATCTGATTAAACAGATTCGCAGTACGTTAGGGTATAAGGATGTGGATTATGACCTTATTCCCGAATACCTGAGAAACGGGGAATCATCAAAGGCACTGGAATTCAGTATTGATAATCTCACTCGATATATAAACCTGTTAAAAGATCTGGAAGCGGAATATACCACGGAAGGATCGGATGTTCTGGCCGCCGAGACAAAGGCTCTTTATGAAGGACTTGAAAGCTATATAAACGCCTATAAATCCCTTCAGGAATCCATTGTTGCGCTAACGGGAGACATTTCCGGCAATATCCTTTCCACGGTAAATTCCATGTGGAAGGAAATCCGGGAGGGTGGAGAAACGACTTTCGCAGACCTTACGGCAGCCGCAAAGAAGAACATTTCAGAGGTTATCGACCAGCTTGTGTCTCAGCAATTATGGGCCACCTACATGGGTCAATACTTTGACCAGTTGGGCGAAAATCTAACCCTGGCTATTATTGGCGGAGGCGATACAAGTTCCATTTTAGGAGTATTTGATGACTTTTGGGCCAATATGCAGTCAGGGTTGGTAGATTACACTTCTGCCTATGAAATGTTCCTGCAATCGGCAGAAAGACATGGATGGAGCATGGGGGGAGAAAAGACGCAAGACCCGGCAAAAGATTCCATTAAGGCAATGCGTGAAGAACTCACCAAATTGCAGGAGCAATGGGAGAGTTTAAGTGCCGCAGAGCGTGAGAGTGCCGAGGGAGAGAAGCTGTACGGGGATATTGGGAATTTGGAAAAGAGGATACAAGCAGCCGAGGACTTGTACAATGTAAACATTGATGTTGCCGATTCAATAAACGGAATAAATGCCGAGTTGAGCCGCTTGGAGGCCGAGTGGAACGCAATGAGCAAAGCCGAAAGAGAGGGAGAGGCGGGGATGCAGAACCGAGCTGACAAGTCCTATTATGAGAATTTATTGAATCAGGCACAAGGCGTACAGACCTCCGAACTTGAAAAAATGCAAGCCCTTTTGGATTCCGCAGAGGCGAAATACTCGCTTTATCAGAAATGGGTACAACTATACGGCAAAGATACGGCAGACCAGATGATGGGCGATATGCTGGATGATGCCGCAGGGTATGTGGATAACTTGCGTTCCGGAATTGCCGAACTGACGGCAAAGGTAACCGAAGGAACGGCCACAGACGAGGAAATAGCACAACTGGAGGCTTGGGAAGGTCAGTTGGAGGACATAATGAATCAGGGCGCACAAGCTGCTATAACCGCAGCAAACGAAGCTTCACAGGCTTGGAACGATTCATTGAACGAAGCCTTGGAAGGAGCGGGAACACAGTACGAAAAGATGGCCGTTTTGCAGAACGAGTATCTCTCTGCGCTTGAAAATTACGAAGGGCTGGATGCTGGCCCGATGCAAGATGCTGCAAAGGAATACCTTGATTATTTGGAAGGTATGTTGAAAGACCAGTCCGCTTTAATTGAGAATGATTTACGGGACAGGTACAAAACGCAGGAGCAAGCCAACGCCGAAACATTAAAAACCTTTGAGGATGACATAAAATATGCCCGTGAGGTCTTGCAGGATGAAGATTTGGCAAAAGAGATTGAACGTCAGATGGCCGAGTTCCTTTCGGGCATTGCCGCTGCGGGGTTGGAGGCCAGCGAGGACTATAAACTGATTTTCGGGGATTTGGCAAACATTTCAGAGGAGGCTTTTGCAGATGCGATAGCTGGTATGAGAAAGGCCATTGAGGAAGATGAAAACCTATCCGAAGAAGCAAAAGCGGAAATACTGAAAAACCTTGATGAGATAGAAAAAGGGTTCCAGAAATCTTTGGGCGAAAAAGCGTTGGAAGCCTTGAAAAAGTCGTTTGACGATTTGCTTTCCTACATGAACGACACCCTTTCACTACTGGATGCTTTTGGGGCGAGTGATGCGCTGAAGGGCACATTCAAGGGTGTCATGCAGTTGGTTGAAGGATACAGGATGCTGAAAGTCGCACAAGAGGAAGCGGCATTGGCGGGTACGGCAGTTGATTTGACAAAGGTCTTTTCCTCAATGACAACGATGATACTTGGGCTGGTTTCAGCGTTGAAGGCTTTGGGTAGTAGTATAATCCAGATCATTGACGGCTCTTCCGTTTCGGCTCTTGCGGGGGCTTACGATAAACTAACGGATGCCATAAGGCGATCCGTTGGCGAGGAAAGAAAAAGAAACCAGGAGGCGGCACGGCAGAACCTTATCAACCAACGGAACGAGATAGCAAGGGAATTGCAAAAGGAGAAGTCCAAATGGGGATTCAGTTTCAAGTGGTTCGGAGAAAGGATACAGATACTCGGGCCCGATCAGGGGGTTGTTGATGCCCTTACCCAGCAGTTAAATCAGATAGATGGTGCGTTGACCGATTTGGGAGATACGATGAAAGACGACTGGCTGCAAACAGATGCCGTGAGTTTCGCCTCTGAACTTTCAAACATCCTTACCTCACAATACGATTCATACGCAGACATGATGGCCGATGTGGAGAAGCTTACAAACAGGACATTGCAGAATATTACCCGTCAATGGCTAACGGCTCATTTCCTGGAGGATAGTATCTCGCAGGCGTTGGATGCCTTGTATGGCGGTGGCGGGGAACCTACGGCCGAGGCATACGAGAATTTCAGAAAACAAGTGCAGGCCGCCTCCGAGAAATTCTTGCAGGAAAGTGAACGTATGAGCGGGCTGCTGAATTTCGGGGATGAGTCCTCCCCCACTTCCAATGCAGGGGTTATTTCAAAATCCATAACCGAAAACACGGCCACGTGGATAAAAGGATTGATGATGAATCAGAACCTGGAGCTGAGCGATATGAATAAAAACATACAGTATATAGGTAAGTATTCCGAAAGAACCGCAAATGGCGTTGAAGACCTGACCCGCATAAACAGCCAGATAGCGCAACACACAAGCGTTCTGCCAAAAATGGCGCAAAGTATGGTCAACCTGGCGATGGATGTCAGCCAGATAAAGAATAAAGTGGGTTTGTCGAGAGAAAATATACAGTAAAAAAGGAAGTCATGATAAGGTACTACATAAACGGAAAAGACATAGAGCAATACGGGGTTTACGTTGTTGGACAAAGCGGGATGCTGACACCCCTAAAATCAAAGGAGCGGGAAAGTGTAAGTCTTAGTAATGCACACGGCAGAATCTACGACACGACAAAGACCTACTACGAGGAAAGGGTCATTGAATTGGAGCTGGCGTTCCTGCACGACGGTTTGTCGGGTATGGAGGTATTACAGGCTTTGCGTGCCGCCTTTTCGGGCATTACACGCATTGAAAGGCGCGAGGGGTGGAATAGCCTCTTTTTCGATGTCCTTTGGGATTCATACGCAAATGAGAGCTTTTGGGACTGGAACGCAGGAACGATAAACATAGTACTGAAAGAACCCAATCCCGTGAAGCACGTTTACAGGGTGGTTGGTAATTATTCCTTTACTACAGCAGGCAAGAGCGAGGGAACACAGGATTTGCTGCTTATCAGCAGGGGCGATGGAACTTATGTAGAGGTAAGGGCGGGAACACATACGCATACTTACACAGACGGATATACCAGTCATATAGTGTTGATTTCTGGAAACATCGAGAACGTGACCATCTCGACAAGCCACGCTTTGTTATACACGATTTTACAATAAACGATGGATTATTTACTACATAAGGCAAATGGCACGGATACAACGGAGCTGAATAAACAGGTCGGAGGATTCTCAGCTGTTAGCTCGGTATCGGTAAAACTAAATTACAACAAGGTGGGAGAGATGGAGCTGAAACTCTCCTCCCCTGCTTATACGATTTCAATTGGCGATTGGGTAGAGGCGAAGGGCAAGAGGTTTTATTGTCTGAATAACTGGAAGGAATACATACCGGGAGAGTTCTCGGTAACGCTTCTTACCGTTGAAGGCTTTGGTCTGACTTCCAATTTTTACCATTGTACGGAAAGCTTTGACACCGATTACAGCTGGAGCAGGGACAATAATAAAGTAGATACAGGAAGTCTGAAAACCTTTGGCGAGTTTTTCTGTTATAATGTGAATTATCAACAAAACACAAGGCTTTTCAAACTGGGAAGTTTCCCCGAAGGGATGGATGAAGATTACAGGGTTTTGAGTTTTACAAATGAGAATGCCCTGTCCTGTTTGTATGAGATTTGTACCGCCTATGGCGTTCGTTATGAGTTTGTGCTGAACGAGGATGAAGATTCGCTTTATATACTTAATTTTTATAGCGAAGACACCGTTTATCCAGTCTCTTTCTCTTACGAAAAGCAGGGTGGTTTGTACGAGTTGAACATTTCCAATGCAGATGGGCAGGTATATACCGAATTTGTGGTTTTAGGCAGCGAGGATAACCTTCCAGCCGACTATCCCTATACCGAATTGCACCTATCAGACACCTATCCGTTGTCGATGGTCAAATACCCTGATAAATATACAACCTGGGGGCGGAGTGTCAAAGAATTAAGATTGGATGTAAAACCATCACGGGTCGGGAGTGTTACCGCAGAAGTTCCGGCAGATTTGAATTCCTTTATTGATTCCGATTTGATTGGCGCAACGTGGTCACCCGTTGGTGGTGTTATCCATATTGTTGAAGGGCCACTTTTGGGCTTTGAGTTCAATGTTTCGGATTTCAATGCGACAACGGGAAAAGTGACCATTGAGCAGAACACCGAGGGAGCAACAACCCTACCCGAAGCAGAGTATTACAAATTTACGGTAGGCACAAAATACACGATAACGGGCATCCCTTTACCAGAAAGTTATTTAACAACGGCAGAGGAGAATTTATTAAGCGAATCCGAGCCGCACCGTTTGTATTGGTCAGAGCCGAGATATGATGCCCGAATACGGGTAAAGCCTAAATTTCTGGAAACAAACGGGGAAATTGAGGCGGGTATGCTTTTACCTGTTGTACACGAGGCTATCAGTCTTAACAGGAATTTCAGAGTACAGAGCATCACTTACGATCCACGCAAGGAACAGTACTACGATGTGACAGAGATAACGATTTCCGATTTCCGTCAAGAGAGCATTGCCGATAGTCAGCATAAAGCCATACGCACCGCTTTGCACCGCCTGGATAATGCGGACAAGGTTTCAACAAGTATAAAGACCTCTGTAAGAAATCTGGATACCTACATTGACGGAGCGTTTTACGATGGTGTTATCTCAAAGGCCGAAGCCGATGCGATAGAGAAGTACATAAACATAGTAAATTCCCAAAAGTCGGATATTGATGCACAATTTACCGCTTTGTATGCTAATTCTTACTTGTCGGGAGATCCGAAGACAAATTTAAATGCGGCAAAGGCAGCGATAAATACCGCCACTACAAATTTGTTGAGTTCCATCAATACGGCTATTGCGGATGGTTCTGCCACGGCAGCGGAAAAGGCGGATGTGGATTCAAAGTTCACGGCTTTCAATTCTGCCTTATCCACTTATCAGACAAGGGTTGAACAGGCACAGGGGGCTATTCATGCGGCAGCGGCAAAAGCTTACACAGATGGGCAGTTAAGCGATTATGCCGAGGTCGTAACAGGCTCATTGGGGGATTTACAGAATCAGATTGACGGAAACATAACGACATGGTTTTACGCTTATGTTCCGACAACCGCCAACGCCCCGGCAAGTGACTGGACAACAACGGCATTGAAGAATCAGCATTTGGGGGATTTGTTTTACGATACCGAAACGGGATATTGCTACCGCTATCAGCTCTCTGGCGCAACGTACTCATGGCAAAGGATTACGGATACGGATGTAACCACCGCCTTGGCAAATGCAGCCGCAGCGCAGGACACCGCAGACAGTAAGCGCAGGGTATTTGTCGCACAGCCCACAACCCCCTATGATGTGGGCGATTTGTGGTCAGGTGGAGAAAGCGGGGATCTGAAACGATGTAAAACCGCAAAAGCAAGCGGGGCATATAGTGCCTCGGACTGGGAGCTGGCAACAAAATACACGGACGACACAGCAGCGGCAGCAGCGGCAGCAGCAGCGGCAGCAGCACAATCAGCAGCCGATGCCGCCAACACACTTTTGACAAACATAGCAAGTGATAGCAAATTAACGGCTTCTGAAAAACAAGCGGCACAAAAAGAATGGGATATAATACAGGCGGAAAAAACAAAAAATGACACACAGGCTGATTTGTATTCCGTATCAAAAACCGCTTACACAAATGCCTACAATGCACTAAGCTCTTATCTATCTACTTTACTTTCAAACCTTACTACGACATCTAATATAACGGGTAGTGAGTTCAGAGGCAAATTCAAGGATTACTACAATGCAAGGACAGACCTTTTGAATGCAATTTCAAATGCAGCAAAGGCAGCAGCCGAGGCAGCCGCAGCAGCCCTTGATGCAGCGATACAGGTAGGGGGTAGAAACCTTTTTGCCATAAGCACAATGAACAAGAATGTTGATTGCTGGGGCACTTCAAGCATTGAGTGGGCAGGAGCTGAAACTATATTCAAAAGCAATAACCCAAATGCTTGGGCGCTTCTACCATTGCAGCAAACTACGCCACTCGTACCAATAAACACAGATTTTATCATAAGTTTTGATTTACGAAACACAACAGACCATTTTGGATTTGAAGTAACAGGAACAAGTGGCACGCCAACGCTTATATCTTATAGATTGTTCACAAACACAACAAGCACCTGGCAGCGATTCTCAACGCAGTACAATTCTGGAAGTATAACAACAATCGGTGGAATAAACACAAGGGGTGTCGGAGAAATTAGGCACTTAAAAATAGAACTTGGCAACAAAGCCACAGATTGGACACCTGCCCCTGAAGATGTGCAAGCAGAAATTGATGCTGCGTCAGATGCGGTAAATGCGTTGGACACCTACATTGACGGAGCGTTTTACGATGGTGTTATCTCAAAGGCCGAAGCCGATGCGATAGAGAAGTACATAAACATTGTAAATTCCCAAAAGTCGGATATTGATGCACAATTTACCGCTTTGTATGCTAATTCTTACTTGTCGGGAACCGCAAAGACGAATTTGAACTCCGCAAAGGAAGCATTGAACACATCGGTATCCAACCTGTTGGATTCAATAGCAACGGCGATAACGGATGGTGCTGCAACAACCGCAGAAAAGGCGGATGTGGATTCTAAGTTCACGGCTTTCAATGCGGCAATATCCACTTATCAGACAAGGGTTGAACAAGCACAAGGGGCGATAAATGCAGCGATGAAAACCGCAGCAGAGAACGCCTCAAAGAATTATGCCGATTCCCTGGCAGACGGACTGGATTCGGATTCAACGGCAAAAGTCACGGCAGCCAAAAACGCATTGGCGGTAAAATTAGGATATGCTAATTGGTCGGCTATGGAGGCAGCGGTTTCTCTTATTGATGGGATGATGACTTCTTCGGGGCTTATCAATGCGAATGTCATTGACGTTGAAACCCTCGCTGCGTTGGATGCTTTCATTGAAGAGTTGGTTGTCATAAAACTGGAAACTGCAGTAGATGAAGATGGAACAAAGGTAAGGATTGACGCAGACGCAGTTGATGGTCGGGCAGGAGTTTTACTGGAAGAAAGCACGGGGAACAGGGGAATAAAACTGTATTACAAAGAGTCAAACGGAGCCCCGATATTCTACCTATACAGCACCGACACAAGCGAGTTTCTAGAATTTCTTGCAAATAGGATGAAGTTCTCAAAAGGTACAACAAGGGGTGCCACCATTGATGCCGCCACGTCAAGCCTGCAACTTCGCAACGATACGAAATATGCCCATATATCCCCTTCTGAATTAAGAGTGGATGACTTACCCGATGAGCCTGTGGGGACAGGGAAATTCTGGGTTG